GGGGTCACCGGGTCTGCCGGGGTCACCGGGGGCACCGGGGGCACCTTCACGGCCGGCCGGGCCTTTCGGGCCGGAAGGTCCGCGCGGGCCACCGGGACCGGCCGGGCCCTGCGGGCCCCGATCACCCGGTCTGCCGGGTTCGCCGGGCGGGCCTGCCGGCACCGCCGCCGGCAGCGCCGTCACCACCGCCGAGGCCGGCGCGCGCGCGCCGCTGACATGAACCCAGTCGACGCGAAGATACAGCCGCACCCCGACGGCAAGGCCGGGGATCGTCACCTCGCCGGCAGCCGTCGTGGCAAGGCGCGTGAACGGCCCGTCCGGCGTGCCGGCGCGCATCACCTCGAAATGTTTCACCCCGCCGCGCCGCGGAATTCGCCAGGCAAGATGCACCGCCTGCGGCAACGCCGTGGCAACCAGCCCGCCGACAGCAGGCAGCTCGCCAACACGCGCCCCGACAACGGCGTCATGCGTGACAACCGGGCCGGCGCGGCCGGTCAGGCCCATGGCGCGGATCTCGAACCGCCAGGCACCGGGCACCGGATCGGCAAGGACAAGGCCACCCTCGGCACCGGTCGCAAGGCGGCGCGTCTCGCCGGGACCGAAGGCGGCGACACGCCAGCCCCCGATCCGCGGGTCGGGGTCAAACTGCCAGGACAGGTGGCCATCGCGGCGCAGGGTGCCATAGCTCTCGGCCTCGACCGTTTCCAGCCGCACCTGCCGCGCCGCCGGAAGCGGTGCCAGGAAATCGACACCGGATGCCGCCTGCGGCAGCGCCGTGATGGCCTCGCCGCGGTCAATCCGGTCATATTTATCAGGGTCATGATGGATCGCCGCGATCTCGACAACGGCGTCGGCGACCTCGCGCACCGATACAACGCGCCAGGTCTCGGCAAGGCTACCCGCCGATTCACGGCACAGCGCCACCGGTGCGCCAGCCTGCGGTGGCGGCGCGCCTGACGGCAGGCGCATCCGCACCGCGTCATCGCGCCACCGCGCGGTCACCCGGCGCTGCTGCACATTGCCGGCATCATCCTCATAGCGGGCGATGAATTCGGTCGGCGATGCCAGGCGGTCCACCCAGGCGGCGGCGGGCAGGCCGGTCAGCGGGACCGTGCCGTCATCTGCCGGCGGGGCCGCCGCCAGCACCAGCGCGGCCGCCGCGTCGCGGGCGGTATCGACAATCATCACAATGTCGCCGGGGCGCACCGGATTGTCGGCGAAATGGTCGAGGCTGGCCCGGTAGCTGACCGCGCGGCGCTGGCTTCGCGCCGTCTCGACAAGCCAGCCCGCATGGCGCCTCGCCTCGCCGCGGTGCCCGCAGCCGGCCAGAAACACCTCGTGCCCGCGATAGCCGAAGCGGTGCAGCGCCTCGTGATCGACAGCCGTCTCGACAGCAAGCCGCCCCTCCTGCTGCTGGTCGTGATAGGTGACAATGGCGTGGCTGAAGGCGGCGGCGCGCCCCGGGCCATGATGCACGAACTGGCCATCGATGACATTGCGCGGCGTGACAAGCGCCACCGGGTCGGCCGGCGCGTCACAGGCGAAACGAAGCCGCCCGCCGGACCAGAAGAACATCACCCGGATCGCCGCGCACAGCTCGGCAAGCAGCACCGCCGCCGGCCCGCGCCGCCGCAACACCAGATTGAAACTGTGGCGCGGCGCGCCGTCCACAATCTCGTCGCAATGGCGGGCGATGCGGTACAGATCGGCGCTGTCGATGCTGTCCGGCGGCAGGCCAAGCCCCCAGTCCCGCGCCGTCAGGATATCGCGGATGACCCAGGCCGGATTGTCGCTCCAGGCGGTCTTGAAACTGCCATCCCAGATCCCGTCATGGCGGCGTGTTGCCGGATCGTAATTCGACGGTACCGCGACATGCCGCCCCCGGATATGGAAAGCAAGCCGCGGCGCGCGGCCGGCAAACGCCTCGGATTCAAAACTCATCGCCGCCATCGCCATACCGTCATAGCGAAGCGCGTCCCAGCGGATCCAGGTCAGCGAGCCGATCCGGCAGTCATCGACCGTCAGACTGTCGGTCGGGTGCGATGTCATGCGGGTGATGCGGAAGCGGCGCGCCGGCTCGTCACGGTCGAAATGCAGCTCGAACGGGATCTCGAAAGCGCCTGTCTGCTTGTGCGTGATCGACTCGACATGCACCTGATGCCAGCGTCCGCGACGCCACATCTCGAACCGGATCACGACGGTGGACAGGGTGATCGCATGTTCGGTCCGCCGGACAAGGCCACGCGGAAAGCCGATGGCGATCCGCACCGCATCGGCATCGCGGCGGGTGGATTGTCGCGGCGCGCCGCGGCGCAGCACCCGCCCGTCTGCCTCGAAGCTTTCAATGGCGTTGAATCCGGGAAGCGGCGGCGGTGCCTGCCCCGGCGTGCCGGCTGTCACGGCAAGGCCAACGCCGTCGAAATTGCGGCTGCCATCGGCATTCTCCAACGGCACCTCATCGAGAAACACCGATTTCGACCCGTCGACCAGCCCGCCAACCGGCCCGGCCGACAACAGACACAGCAGTCGTGCCGTGCCGCGCGAGCGGATGCTGTCGGGAATTTCGGTGATGCGGGGCGGCCTGGCATAGCCGCCGCTCTTGCCGCCACTGCCGCGCCGCCCTGTCGGTGTCGAGGGGGTCGGGTTCGTCATGGCTGCATCGCCTTTACACTCAGCCCGGCCGACACCACCGGCGGCGCCTCGACGCGCGCCGTGCCATAGACAAGCGGGATCGCCGCGCCTTCGCCGGTCGGTGTCTGCGGGGCGACGGCGGTGCTGGGCGCGCCGGCCGGGCGGCGGGCCTGCGGTGCCAGCGCCTCGCTGGCGCCGGACAGCATCAGCCAGGCCCCGGCCCCGCCAAGAAGCCGGCTGCCGAGAAGACCGCCAAGCTCGGCCCCGCCGGCACCGGCGATTCCCTCGCCAATACCGGACAGGCCACCGGCAAGTCCCGACTGCACGCCGGGAACAAAGGACAGGCCAAGAAGCGTCAGACCAAGAAGCATCTTGCCCTCACCGTGGCCATGCCCCGCGCGAACAGGCGACAGATGCAGCTCGCGCATCTCCGCCAGCGGCCGGTCAAGCCGGTCACCGGCCAGCGGCCGGCGCGCGCTGCCGACGGCAAGGGTGAACCGGCCGCGGCGAAGCGCCCTCTCGAATGCCGGACATTGCGCGGCGGCGGCGGCGATCACCGCCTGCGGGCGATCAAGGCGAAACCTGAGGCGCGGCCCATATGTCGCCAACGTCCCGTGAAGATGGAGCGTCACGGCGGGAACGCACCCGCCTGTCCTGTCATCGGTCAAGATGGCATCGGTCATGATGGCATCGGTCATGATGGCATTTCCTTCCGTGTGGCCGATCCTTCTGTCGCCTCGGTCCGTGACGCCATTTCGGGGTGACGCGCCCAGAAACGGATATAGCGTCGCCAGCGTTCGGCGGGTTCGCGCCGTGGCAGGCGGGCCGGGTCATGGCCATGGCGACCGGCAAGGTGATGCAGCACCAGACCCTGCCCCAGATAGACCAGCGCGTGGTTGATCACCGGACCCGGCACCGCCGCCAGCGCGACATCGCCGCGCCGCGGTGTCGCGTCGGCTTCCAGCCTGACAAATCCGGACTCGGCGAAATGCGCGATATAAAGATCATCACCGCCCTCCCACCATTCCCAGGCCCGTGGCCGGTCAATCAGAAACAGGCCTTGCTGCGTCCGGAACCAGTCCCGCACCAGCGCGTAGCAGTCGGTCACGCCATGACGGTAACCGCGCCCGGTGAGTGACGGCATGATGTCGCCGCCAAACCAGAACAGCCCCGGATCGGCAACGCCGCGCGGCACGACAGTGCCCCAGGGAACGTCATCGGCCTGCGCCTGGCGCATGTCCTCCGGCGACGGCCAGGCCGGCCCGGCGGGGTGTGAATGCACGACCGCGCGCACCGGCGGCAGATCGATAAGCGCCGCCGGATCGATGACGAACCGGCGCGCCGGATCCGCCGCGCTGTTGCAAAGCCGGTGATAGGCGAATTCACCCGCCTGCGGCGTATCGGTCACGACACCGCAGATCTCATGCCGCCGGTCGGCAAGCGCATGCGCCATGATCGCGGAATCGACGGCGGCGCCAAAGGGCTGTCTGTCCGAACGGAACATCCGGCCTTGCCTCACAGCCCGGTCATGCCGGGAAATCCGACAAAGGGAAGCGTTCCCTCGAACCGGCGGCGGCATCCGGTGGACAGGCGCAGCGAGCAGACATCCTCTTCGCGCGCCAGCGTGGCCTGTCCGGTGGCGGTGAAACAGCGCGATCCGGTATAGGGACAGGTGGCACGGCTATAGTCAAAGCGCCCCGCCTCGCTGTCTCAGCGGCGATAGCGGTGTTGACACATATCCCGCAACATCACCCGTTCCGGGAAGCGCCGACTCTCGAGGCTGGCCTCGGCGGCAAGTTCAAGGCGCAACACCCGGTTGTCGAGACGGGCGACCCGCTCGACTGTCCATTGTTCGGGCGGGAAACAGCTGGCGCCGCCCTGTCCGTGCGGCGGGTCGAGCTGGTCGGCAAGTGTCAGGATCCGCCTTACGGTCCGCCCGCGAAGCCGGTCATCGATCACGGCACCGTCAAACAGCCGCGCCAGGTTGGACAGTTCGATCTGCGGATGCGCCGGCGGCCCCTCGGCATTCCAGGCAAATCCTTTCGCCGCGACCGGAAAGGCGGCATAGGCCTGCCCGCCAAATCCCACCTGCCCTCCGGATGCCGGCCCGCCAAGAAGCCGCAGCATCGAATCCCCCATATCGATCGTGAACAGCGTGACAAGGCCGGACAGCGCACTGTCTCGCGTCGCGCCGCGCGGCAGCGTCATGGGGCTGGCAATCCTGGAATTCGTCGTCATGTCTGTGGCAGCTCGGTGAAGGTTGCGTGAAGCGTCGCCAGCCCGGCGCTGAGCGGTGTGACCTGCCAGCCGGCGCACAGATAGCGGCCGGAGCGCCCCTGCGGCGGCGTCCAGCGAAAGGGCGTGACCCCGCCATGCGTCTCCAGAAAACTGTCGATGCGGTTGATCTCGGCACGCTCGAGGGCGGTGAAAACAAGCTGCCAGTCGCGATGTGGCGGGGCACCGCCGAAACGCGGCAGGCGCTGCACCGCACCCTCGCCAAATCGCACCTCGATGACATCGGCACGGCGTCGCATGACCGAGGACCGGCTCGGGGCGATATCGGGAAAGCGCTGCATCAGCCGGCCACCTGCGCATCGCCGGTGAGCAACCCGCCATCGCGAAGCTGGACGCGGATCCGTTCAGCCACCGCCTGGTCAAGCGCCTGATCCAGCGACTCGCCAAGCGCCGCCGCCAGCGCCGCCCGCTGCTCGGATGGCATTGCCTCGTCATCACCGGCGGGAATGGTTCCGTCGCCAAGGGAAATATTCACGATGACCGGCGTTCGGCCAGCCTCGGCACGCACGCCAAGCCGGCCATCGGCAAGCCGTGTCAGCGGCAGCACCGCCTCCGGTCCAGCCTCGCCGCCAAGCGCCAGCAATTGCGCCCCGTCAACCACACCGCCATCGGCAAGGCGCGGCAGATCGATCAGACCGGACAGCATGCCGCCAAGCCCGCCTCCGCCGCCAAGCATCTGTCCAAGCAAACGTGTCAGCATGTTTTCAAGGAGGCTTTCCATGCGGCTTTCGATGCTGGCCAACTGCCGTTCGATCAGGCGTTCCGCCCCGCCTTCAGCCCGTAACCCGCGCAATTCGCGCGCCAGATCGCGGAGCAACCTGTCCTGCTCGGCCTGTCCTGTTCGTGAATTCATACTCATGACCGGGCCAGCTCGCGAAGGCGCAGCAACACGCCGTCCCGCGCCTCTGCGCGCGCTCGCAGATGGATCATTGCCGGCCCCCCATCCGCATCGACGCGCTCGCGCCGGTCCTGGATGCCGAGAGCGGGAAAGCTGATTTCAAAGCCTTGTGATTCATCCTCGAAGCGGAAGCTGGCGGACAGATATTCATCTGCCGTCTCCGCCTTCGCGGCATCACTCGCCAGCAGCCGGATATCGAGTCGCGCGGCCAGC